CTAGGCTTCGCCCGCCCCAACCTCACCTTCAATCGTCAGCCCACCTGCGGCCTGCGTCCGACGGATTGCTGCCTCAAGCCTCGCCGCGAAACCTGCCGAGTCAACCACCCCGACCACTGACAGCTTCGGGTGTTCAAACGGCAACGCCGCGATCGCCGCTCGCATTCGGCGGTCTAGGGGCAGGTCAGTCGAGCGATAGACCGCCTGAAGCAATTCCAGCGAGGAACCTGCGGTGATCGTCTCATCCCGCATCGGCATTGTGATTTCCCCATCATCTTCAAACATCCTTATTCCCCTTTCGCCCATGCGGTCCACTGGTCCTCAAAGGTCCGGATAGAAAACCGCATTTCCCCTGAGATATTCCTAGGTATACTTCACTGGTCCTTATGGTCCTTATGCCTTTTGGAAAGTGTTATCTATATATAGGGGGGGAGAGAAGGTCGGAACGCATCCGGACCTATAAGGACCACCGATAAACCCCCTGACCACCGATAAACCCCATTAACCCCCTACCGCCCCTTTCGCAACCGAACCCCGATGAACCACCTTGGGCGCGAAGGGTCGGAATCATCCCTCGGGCGAGTGGTGAGGAATTCGCCTGGAAATGCGCCCCGAAGCGCGCCGGCGAGGAGGTTGGCCGTCAGCAAACACCGATGGTTGTTCTTTTGTCCCCATTGCTGATAAGCCGAATGAATGGCTGCGATCTTAACCTCAGCCCCGGCCTCGAATTCACAACAGTCACTTACGAAGGAATGAATCACGCTAGCTTTGCTCGCAAGTTCGCGTTTCAGCGCCCCATCGCCCGGCTCAAGAAACCGTCCCCGATCCACAAGACGCGGTAAGCCTTCCAACGCCCAATTGAGAATCCCGCTAAGTTCAGTCTGTAGCTTCTCCCCAAGTTTATTATCCTCCTTTCCAAGGTAGCTGTTATTCGTTTGCAATATAACAAACCGCGTCGCGATTGCCCCAGACTCATCTTTAAAATCAGGAAGCACATTCGTTAGGATCATCATTCGTATCTGAAGAATTCCATGCCAATCGTCCTTATACTTGCGCTCAATATCCTGGGAATCACCGGAGATTGTGCTAAGTAGCTTCTCTGTAATCGCGCTCCTATTTGATCGATTATCTAGCCTCGCATCCGGCACAGCCGCGAGCTTCTTACCGATCATCCCTTGCGTTCCAAATTGCTTCGAAAGCTTATCAAGACTTGGGGAACAACAGTTCCGCGCCCCCAACAACATAGACGCTATGGATGAAATCAAGGTCTTGCCGGATCGAGGTGGGCCGAAAATGATAAAGGCTTTTTGAAATTCCACCACGCTTATATCCGACAACAAAAGCCCGAAGAATTCTTGCAATGCCCCACGGGTTACGTAGTCATCGCCCCAAGTTTCCGAAAGAAATTGCATCCACCGGGGACACTCTGCCCCCGGCCGATATTCAGTCTCAACCACGCCCAAGTTGAACAACCTTGGATCATGCGGGAAAAGCTTTCCATCGCTCAGCCGCAAAATTCCATTGCGACAACAAATCACCGCTTCCTCGCCCCAAGGTGGAACGCCCTTTCCGCCCCAGGTCCCGGTCTCGACCCTAGTCCCAATCCGCACGCCCTTAACAGACTTAAGCGCGTGAACCATCGCATTAACGTCCCGCTCCTTTGGATCAAAGTTGCCGCCGTTAATCCCGTTAAGGTATTTATAAATTTCCGCTTCTAAGTCCTCATCTTCCAGTTCTTCGTAATGCCTTCCGTTCCACTGATAAAAGTCCCCACGCCATCGTTTTAGTAAGGACTGACCCGCCCGGCTAAATCGATCCACCAAAAAGAAGCCCGCCATCTCGAAAGGCGCTTCGGTATTAAGACGCCGCCCGCCAATCGGCTCCGCTTCAACCTCCGGCTCCGGTTCGGCCGAAGATGCAGGGGTGGCGTCAATCCCCTCCTGCGGGGCTTCGGGCATGCCCGGAGGCGGATCATCTGGCCTAGGCTTCTCCGCTGGCGCTTCGGCCGAAGATGCATTCACCTTTTGTTCTACCGCAGGCTTTTCGGCCGGTTGGGGCTCAGGTTCAGGGGCGGCTTCAGGCTTCGGCACTGGAGCGTGAGGGGAGGACACAACGCCCGCCTCAACGCCCTTCCGCTTCGCTTCGGCAATCTCCCGTGGACTGGCGACGGTCGCAGGCCGCCGAACTTCACGCGGCGCTTCGTCGAGAATTCCGTTCGCAGGGGTCGGCGCAAACCTCGCAAGCTTTCGGGAGAATTCCGTCGCTTCGGCCAGGGTGTATTCCGTGCGAACCCATTCCTCAATATCTTCCCGAAGCTGCGGCTCGGTTTGCCACTTTCGCAAAAGGGCTTCGAGGTTATATTCAATATCTGATTTGGTTTGCATAAGGTTAGTCCTCATCGTGGCCCCAATGGCCGAGCCCAACCGGATCAAGTTCCCGCCGACGTTTGGCTTGCGCGATCTTGTCTGCTTCGGCCTGGAGGCGCTGGCGTTCATACGCAGCGTAGTCGATCCGAACGAAACCCTGAGGGCCAGCGCCGCGAAAGTTTAAATCCGCCGGCGAGACCTGGACTTCAACATCCCGCACGATCCGACCATTCTCTGCACAGAGTTTGGCTCGGGGAGGCTTTCTTCGGCCGAATTCCGCGTCGAGTTCAGCGAAGAGTTTAGCCTTGGCTTCAGGGTCTAGTGCCATCACTTTGTCCTTTCCATTCCGCGATATACTTGGCGAATACCTTTCCCGATTCCCCGCGTTCATTTGTTCACCCCCAGGTTGCAGCGGAGGGCAGACTTCTCCCGCCCTCCGGTCCCTTCCCTAGAACCCTCGTGGCGCGGCGTTCCGACGATCAAGCGGAGTGATCACGGTCGGGCCACTGCCCCGGCGGGCCAATCGGGCCTCAGCCTCGCGAGCCTCCGCGTCATGCACGCGGGCCGCATCCGGGTTGGAGAGGATGGCAGGCCGGGCATGGACGCTTCCCCGTCCCGCATCAGCCCGGACATCGGCGACCAGACCGGCCTCTTCCGCTGCGATCATCCGACGCATTGCCGGGGAGACTTCCCGAGTCATGTTGGCGAACGCGATTTCTTCAAGCTTGCTCATTGTGGTTTCCTTTCGAGGTTCGGGGCTATTCCCAACGTCCCTAATGCTTTCCCTGACTGCCCGGCCCGTAAACCGTCCGACCCGTCCCGGGACCACCCGCGCCAACGTTCTTAGCGGCCTCGTTGCCGAGCGGGACGCCCGACGAGAAAGCTTTCAGCTTGGGTTCCCCGCCCGTCTTGATGTATTGGTTGCCGATGCGGGAGACTTTGCCGGCATCATGGGCGCTGGCGGGCTTGCCATTCACAGTGCCAACCGCTTTCACTGAGCCATTCTTGGTTCCGATCTTTGCCATGTTCATTTGCCTTTCGTGGGTCCAAGTAGAGTCTGCTTTTTCTTCGCGGCTATTCCCTTCGTCTTCGGGGCAATTCCCTTCGTCCTGGCCGATCCGGTCGGCGGCAAATATCCTTTAGCCATTTTGCTTAGTCCATTCATCATTTGCTTTAGACATTGGCCGATAGACGTTGGGAATAGCCTCAAGTCCCAACATCGGCCCCAGCCACGCCAGTATTCCCCGAAGACAAAGCCGCTAGGGTTGTGATCGGCAGGCCCATCACCGCCGATGCGGCCGCGTCGAGCGGAGCCATGTTCACCGGATTCGCCGCGTCGCAGAGCGCTGGCCAAACCACGTCGCCGGGGAGTGCGTTGCCAGCGGTATCAGCGATGGTTCGGCCGCGCCCCCATTTTGTGTAAGTCCAGCCTGGGGGTTGGCCGACCACGGTTGCAATCAAAATGTATCTCGCCACTAGTTGTCCTTTCGAAGGTTCAGAGCCGCATCAATGATTTCCAACCGAAGCCCTTCGGAGACTTCATCCCGAAGTTCCCCGTCCCCAAAGGCGTCGAGGATCAACGCCGCTTCGTAACGGCTCACCTTCCCCGCCTCCAAAGCGGCTAGGAGTTCCCGCAACGCCCAGCGCGCCACGTGACGGCGCTCAATCAGCCGATCCACAGCCGCATCAAGTGCCGAGTCGAATTCGGTTTCGCGGGCTTCGCGTCGTGCCCGGGCAATTTCTTCGGCCTGTGAAAGGATTGAGTTAGTCACGTGAGCCTCCCCCGAGAGCCACCCCCCAGCCGATCGCCTTCGCCAGTCCCGTCGTGGAAGGGTTCGGGGCCACATGGATCAATTTGCCGTGCGACTGGAAATGGCGCGAGTTGTTCCGCCCCAACCGCCGCAAATCGGCCTTGGTTCTCAGCGGCTTCAACCAAAGTCCGGCCGTAGTAAGTTTGGCTGCGGATAAGTTCGATCCCGCGTCGGCGTTCGTCTTGGTGGAATGCGTTGCTGCATGGTGTTCCGCAGAAACGCTGATTGTCTTGGCGAGCGAAGTAAGTATTTCCGCATTGTTCGCAAGTTCTTTTCATTCCACACCTCTCTTCATCTTAGGATCAGTGTAGCACAGTCCTGATAGAACTCCAGTATAAAGTTCTTTTAATTCAATCAGTTAGGCCGCTTCCCACTTGGCAATTAAATGAAAGTGGGAAGCGCCCCGAAGACTTCACCCCCTTTCCCAGATACAGCAATGACAGCCGCGCTGATGCATAGCAGCCGATCAAGCTATTTCTTCGCAATTCCCGCGATGATCTTTACCGCCCGATGCCTTTTCAAAAACGACAGGCTGTCGTTTCCGGGTCTAAGTGATTGCTTCGCTTGGCTCATATATCGCTGGGCCGTCCGGGCCGTGAATGGAAAGGTTTCGGCAAGGTATTCTTCCCAATACCCATGACCGAATTCTTTCCGAACGCGCGCCTTTAGTTCGATCAAGCGCAGCCCGGTTTCGATCGCTTTGTCGGCGGCTGCGACTAGGTTGGATTCATAGGCAACATGGGAGGCGAGCGCGGCTGCGGAAAGGTCGGCAAGGGACAGGGGGATTGTCGCGATCGCGGTGGAAGCAGAGGCAGGGGGAGCCCCCTCCAAAGCGCCGGCGACCGCTTCGACGTATTCAGCAAGGGCAGGGCCTCGGGGGAAGGGGTTCATCGCGCGGCCCTCCGCTCGCTAGTGCTGGTTCGAACGTGATCCGCAATCCAGCGATCAAGGTCTTCGGCCCGATAGGACACGCGCCGGCCGGCTTTAACAAAAGGTGGTCCGTCCCCCGTGAGGCGGAAGCGCTCTAGGGTCCGTTCTGATAGGCGCAAGAAGGCTGCGGCCTCCCGCTGATTAAGCAGGTGCATGGGAAGTTCCTTTGGTTTGGGTTGTGCCCGTCTCGCGTCGGGCTACGTCGTGAAGATGAACCTCGGGGCGGTCCACGTCAGTCCGAAACAATCGGACTCGGATCGATTCGGATCAATTCGGCCTTGGGCCTCAATCAAAACAGACGCGTCCGCTAAGCAGGGTGTTGTTATAGGTCTCTATGGCTTGCTTAAGTGTGCCTTCGTCCAATGGACTAAGGCTCGGATCAGCCAGAAGCAATTCCGCCCGCAGCGCCTTGCGCGGACACAGCCCCGGCTCAGGAACAGGCTCACCTTTGAACTTGTCTCTCAGCCGCGCAATGACCCGGGGTTGCTTGCCAACAATCCGAACTAGGGAAAGAGAAAGTGGCTTGGTGATCTTGGGCGGTTGAACCGCCCAATGCCGAAGGTCATCTTCGTTGAGCATGACGACGGAAACTTCATCCATGACAGCCTCGTCACTGTCGTGATCAACGGCCCTAGCCCGCCATTCGTCGGGGGACACCCGGTTCCAATGTTCGATAGGTTCGCGGCATAGATCGTCGCCATCCCACCAAGCCGGAGCCCGCATAGATCGGATCAAGCCATCGGCGCAGGCCGCGCGAAGCTGGGCTTGGGCAGCCCCAACAGATGCCCTCCGAGCCCGGGAGAGGTTTATCGCAGCGTCGTTGAAGGTGATCCATCCCGGTTCAACCATTGGCGTTGGCCCCCACAATCCCCGCAACATGTTCGCTCCATGCCCCCAGGGCCGCTCTCATTTCGACCCTGTAGCTCGCGCGGTTGTATACTCCCGCGACGCCGGCCTTATGTCCGGAAACGTGGTTAAGCACCGCCTCGACAATATGCGGCATCACCCCGAGCCTGTCAGCCATGACAGTCGCGGCGGTTCGGCGGAGGTCATGCAAACGCCAGCCCGAGACCCCGGCCCGGGCGTCAAGGCGGGCTTTGCTTTGGCTCCAACCGGAGAACGCCCCGGCCCCAGCGCCAAAGACGAACTCGCGGCCGGCGCGAGGGTCTGGGAGAACGGCAAGCATGGCTTCGGTAAGCGGAAGTGCATGTTCGCGATGGTTCTTGGTTCGCGTTCGCGGAAGGGTCCAAACCCCGTCGACGATTTCATCCCACCGCGCCGCGCCCACTTCGTCCCGGCGCTGGGCCGTCAGGGTTAGAAGCCGAACGATCCGGCCGTAGTCATCATCCCCGCAAGCCCGCCAGATCGCGGCAAGCTCCCCGTCGCTTAGAACCCGTTCGCGGCTTCGTGGCTCTGGCGGTCGGTTTGTCCCGGCCACAGGGTTGGCCTCAGCAAGCCCTTCGCGGATGGCCCATACGAAGCAGGCGGAGAGGGCGGCCCTGGCCCGGATCGCGGTGACGCCGGAAAGTTCACCAAGGCGCGCGGCGACATTCCGGCGGGTCACTTCGGCAATGGGCATGTCGTGAAGCGGCTTCCACGCAACGAGAAGATGGCGCTGGGTTTCGAGGTAGGTCCGGGGGCGCTGGCGAGCCTTGGCCATTGCAAGATAAGCTTCGCAAAGCGCCTTGAGGGAACTGGAAGGGGCGGCCCGTTCAGCGGGGTCCGCCCCTGAAGCGACCAAGCCCAAAAGTCGGCGGGCTTCGCGGCGAGCGGTGTCTGGCGTCCAAGGCGAGCCGTGACGACCGATAGTGAAGAACCTTTGCCGGCCCATGGCCCGATACTTGAGAACATAGGTCACGGCGTCGCTGGTCTGGCGGCGAGCGCCGAAGCCCTTAACCGCATCATCCCAAATGGTCGCCTTCGGCCCTAGGCCCCCGACCGCGCGAAGTGTGATTGTCATTGCCGCCTCCCGATGGAAAGTGCGAAGCGTCCCCCCGCCCCCACGTAGCTACCAATTAGCAACCACATTAACGCGAAATCCCGGCGGGCGCAACGGGGCGATGGCGGTAAATCACATTGAAATACAATGGCCTCTGCGGTCGGAGGCGGCCCAGGGCGGAGGCTTCGCTCAGACTACGAATCTGGGGGTCAGAGGTTCGAATCCTTTCGGGCGCGCCATTTAATTCTTTAAAATTCAGCATGTTATGGATCGCGCCGCCAGGCGCGAGGCCCTCGCTTTGTTCTCGTGTCTCCAATGTGTCACCAGCCGGCGCAATTTCGTTACCCGTTCCCCTCGGCATTATTCCCGGCACCGTCCGCGAGGGTCCTTTCGCCCATTGCCCTCCCCTCTGTCTCTTTTTTCTATTTTCTAATTAATAAGAGAAGCCGTCCAAGCCGTCCAAGCCGTCCAAAGCCTTGCCATCCTTGGGCTAGCGGGTGGACGGCTTAAAACTCAAGCCGTCCAAGCCGTCCACAGTTGACGGGCTGAAAGCGCAAATGACCGTAGGCCAACGTAAATCGCCGCGCCGCAAGCCCGAGGAGGTCAACCCGTCAGCCTTGAATTGACGAAGCCTCGCTAGGGTTTTTCCGGACTGCGGCGGTGGCGTGAGGCGAGGGGGGCCCTAGGAAGGACCCGCGATCCCCTGGAGAAGCCCCTCGAATCGGCCGCGCGAGGCCACTCCCCGCTCCGTTGCTGGCCGGTGCGGGCGACAGGAAGCCAAAAGGGCGCGGGAAAAGATCGAGCGCGGGCGCGAGGTCATGATCACACGACCAGCGCGATGCGCGCATAGGCCGCCGCGCGGCTCCGAGCGACGTCCCGAGCGCGCCAGGCGCGACCCTGCCGACGCGGGTTGTGCCACAGGCGCCGCGACCTAGCACGAAGCCGTGGCGCTGATAGAGAGAACCCAAGCAGCCCCATAACCGGCGTAGCGAGCCGCCATATGCCCCCACGAAAAGAAAAGGCGCCGAGGCCCCGTTGGCACCCGCAAGCGAATTGCGCCGCGAGCGAGCGCCCCCAATGGCGGCGACCGCAAAATAAAATCGCGGGACGCTATTTTGAAATTGGCCGATCTCGGTGTTAGCAAGTCGCCGTCGTCGCGCTGGCAACAACTCGCGCGGCCTGGGGAGGATAAATTCGGGCGCCGCGCCGAGGCGACGTCACGGGCCAGCGCCTAATTTTGCTTGTTGAGCTCCGCCAGCCTCGCGAAGGGGTCGCGCCGCTCCTGGAGGACTTCCTTCGCCGGCTCTTGCGCCGGCGGCAAATCCTCCGGCTTTTCCGAAACGATCGCCGGCCCAGCTGCCCGCCGCGGCGCGAATAGCCCCTCGGCGATCGCCGCCTGCGGCATGCCGCGACGCCTCGCGAGCTCGGCCCATTCGTCCTGCGTCGTCGACGAGAGCCCGAGATATTCGGCCAGGGCCAAATTGTAGACCCGCGCATCGAGGATGTGATTGTCCCGCTCGCTGGAGCGGATTTTCCAGAATTTGCGCAAGCGCCCTTTGAATTTTTCCTCAGCGAGATATTCGGACGTCAACTGGCGAAAATATGTTTCATCAAGCCAGGTGCCGAAATGACAATAGCCTTCCGGATCGCGCTCCTTGCCGCTGGCGATTCCTTCCTTGCGCAGATCCTCGTAAAATGCGCCCTTGATCGGCCAAGTGCCGACGGGCCAAATCCGCGCGCCCTTTTTAATCTTGTGGCCCGCTAGATCGATGTCGACGAGGCTGGGCGTGCCGATTGCCGGCCTACCCCAGCCGTCGCGGCCGTCGAGCGCGAGAACCATGTCCTGGCCGGTGTCTGGGTGCAAGCATTGGTTGAGGCGCGTCCAAGTATAGACGACATGGCTGCGATAGCCCGAATCGACGCCGAGGGCATCGATCCGGCGCTTGCCGCCGAAGGCGTCCGGAAATTCGCGTTCGAGCACGCGGGATTTGAGCTGCTCGAAGGCCTCGCCCTCCGGACCTTCCGTCGAGCCGTCGAGATAGAGCACATCAACGACATAGGATTGCCGGTCCGGCGCCAAGGCGAGGATCTCGACCCAGATGCCGCGCATCTGCACGTCGGCGCTCGCGACAAGCACCAATCCGCGCGGCGGAATGCGCCCACGCGGCACGCCCTCCTCGCGGCGCTCCATGAGGCGTTTGTGGTCGGGCGCGTCGCCCTTCATCTCATAGGGTAGCCCGAGCCATAGATTGTAAAAGGCTTTGAGCTTTTGTGGATCATCGCCGGCGTCGATGAATTTGCCGGCGATATGGTCCCATGGGACGAAAGGGCTAGACAATGTATCGAAATGATAAGACGGAAAGCGGCCGGGCCCTGGCTCTGTGGCGACCCAGCGGCCACGGCGAGAGAGGGCGCGCTTTTCATGCGCGTGAATGACCGCGCCGCAGCAAGGCGCGACGTAAAACGCCTTATACGGAAACGTCCGTTCGAACTGGAAGTTTGGGCCAAACTCAAAAACAAAGAAACTAGGACCGCCATCGGCGGCCGTGCAATGCGGGCATGGCACATTCCAGCGGCGCTTGTCGCCCATCTCGTAGCGGCGCTCGATCTTCGAAGCGCCCTTGATCGTTGGCGTCGAAACGTCGGCCTTTTTCCAGTCGCCGGACGCCAGAAAACTCGTGATGCGGCCGTCGGAAAGCTCCAACGGGTCGCCCTGGCCGTCGAGGTCGTCAGGATATTCGTCGACTTCGTCGCGGAATAGCTTTTTGAGCGTCTTGGAGCGCAGATCGGCGGCAGACGACGCGAGCAGCAGATCGAGCGCGCCGCCGGGAAATTTCTTGCTATAGGTTGTCGAGCCCGTGGCGCTACGCGAGGTCTGCGGCACGACGCGGACAGCGAGCGCGGGAGAGTTTTCAATCGCCGGCTGTAGCTTGTCGCGGTTGAAATCAGCGAGCGCGCCATCGGTCGGCTGGAGGATCGCCATACGGCAGGGGTCGCGGTCGATCGAATGGCCGATCGCCGCGATGAGCAGCATGGTGAATCCGCACTGCACGCCCTTCATCACAGCGATTTGGTTCACGCCGGTATCGGGGCCAAGCAGATCGAGCGGCTCGAGGATGTAAGGCGTTTCGAGCGGGTCCCAATATTCGCCAGCGCGTGGGCCGTCTGGCACGACAAGATTTTTCGCGGCCCATTCGGAGGGCGCGATGCGCTCCGGAGGGGCGATTCCGGCGGCGAGGGCGCCGGCGATGAGGGCTAGAGGATTACAGGGGAAGTTCATTGCTGCGGCCCGCTGGCGATAAGCTTCAACTCGCGCGCCAGGGTTTCGCGCAAGTCTCGAGCAAAGCCCTTCAGCGCCGCGCGAGCGCCAGGCGCTCCCTCGGCAGCGACGGCGATGGCGAGATCATCGGCGCGGGCCGGGAGCTGATCTATGATGCGCACCATCGCCTCGGCGCAGCGCACCATCGCGGCCTCGATGGCGTCGATCGGCGCGAGCTTGCCAAGACGCTCATCGAGATCGAGCTTCGCGATATCGGCCTGATAGGCGACGCGGCGCGCTTGCTCATCGCTGTAGACAAGGGCCGCCCCTTCCTTTTTGGGAGCAGGCGCGTCGGCATGCGTCGTGGCTCTAGCGAGATCCGTGGTGTCGCCAACGGCGCGGTCAAACTCCGCGACGTTGATCAGCACGGTGGAGCGCGGGCCATCGCGACGCGACAAAAGGCCCTGCGCGTGCAAGCGCTCGGCCCGCTTCGAAATCGCCTGTTTCGAGACGCCGCGCAGTTTCGCGAGGGCTGAAATAGAGAGCCAAAGTCCGATGGGTTCAGTTTGCGCGACGTCACTTTCCGACATGGCCCAAGCCCATCCGATCGCACGGCCTTCCAACAAGCGCCGCATGGCGTAGTGGCGCGGCGCCCCTCACGCCGAGCCGCCTTCTCGACGCCAGAGTTCAATTGCTCGATCGTGCTCCTCGGCGCTTTTTTCAATCGACGCAAAAAAGCTTTTGATCTTGCGCTCCGCGCAAGCGCGGATTACTCCCCAATCTTCGGGGCTTAAATTCGACCTGGACTTTGCGAGGCTGCTTAAACTGTCGTCGCGTAAATAAGCCTCGATCCGCTTCACGCTGCCTTTTGTCTCCAATGCCTTTCCGATGCCGAATTCTTCGACAAGGTGCATAAGGATGGTTTGCAAGGCGAGCATATTCGCATAGGTCGCGGCGTCGAAGGCGCTCCCGAGCGGTTCATTCGTGTTCGAAAGTTTGACGCGATCACGAACCTCCGAAATCTGCATGTTATTCAGCTCCCCGCGCGCCCGTGACGCGTCTTCAGCCCAAGAGTTTATCGAGATGCTTTTCGATCGCCAGCGGGACAAACGCGTCCGCGCTGCTATTGAAAGCCCGGGCCGATTCGTCCTTGTCCAACTCCTTCGCCAAGGACGGTCCGAATAGCCGGCGCACGGGAAAGCGCTTCATCCCAGTGCGCGCCATGAATGCACCGGAGACGCGCCCGTTGCCGACGAACGATCGCTTAAAGTCATGCTCCTTCGCCCAAGGAAAGGCGACGACGCCGTGAGGCCCGAGTTTCACGCGGAATTCCTTGATCGGAATCGCCGGCCTTCCCTTAGCGATAATTTGATAGTTGAGTTTAGTGGGGGCGGCGCTGATGGTCTCAATGCGCGAAGTGACGGACCTATATTTAACAAGCCCCGTCTGGCGCTGGAGCGCGTGCTGAACTTGTGTTCGAACCTTGTTACCGCCCTCATTCAGCCCGCGCGCGATGGCTAGCGGGATCTTCTTCGAAAGGCGAATCAGTTCGCGGTCCAGTTCTCGTTTTAGCGACTCCACGTCCACCTTGAAGTTGATCATCGATTTTCTCCGTCGCGCGCGGCGATCGCGCCGAGCGTCAGGCCTTTCCGCCGATCGGCGCCTTGGCCAAATCCATTTGCCCGATGGCGTTTTCGATCACGCCGAAAAACTTTTCCAAATCCTCGGCGATCATCGCGCGATAGTCCGCGGCCTCGTCTGCGTCCGACGAATGAACGACAACATTCGCGTCGATCATGGCGAAGCAACTCGCGCGGAGCTCGACAAGCTCTCGCAGCGCGTGGTCAACCCTCAATCCGCACGCCAATCGAAAATAGAACATCGCGAGATTCGCGAGAACAATCCGCTGCGCGATCGATTGCGCAAAGGGCGCTCGCTCCTGCCGTTCCTTTTTCGCAATGCCTTCGCCCAACTCTTTAAGCGTTCGCTCTGCGTCATAGGGCTCGCCGCCATCAACGGATGCGCCGCGCTGCCATCGGCCAACGTTGTGGGTTTCAACTTGCTGGCGCGCTCTCGCCAAATCGTCGACGCCGCGCCGATAACCGGCCGGAAGGCTCAAAGATTCGGGCCTGCCCACGGGAACGCGCGCCACGGGCCCGGGCGCGAAGGATTTTTCGTCGTTCAAAACATTACTCCCCTCTGCTGGCGCCCGGCGTCGCTTCCGGCATGCTTCTGCCTGTGTCGGCGCGCAGCGCGCCCCGCGCATCAATGACTTGGCCGATTCTGGCGACCAGAAGATCATCATTGATCGAGAGCTCGACACGATTAGTGATCGCCGCCGAGCCGTCGAGCCGGACCGGCGTCGGCGAACCGCCGGCGCCAAAACCGAATGACGAGAGCCCCGGCGAAACGCCGCCAATGCCGGCGCGCTTCAGTTGATTGCCCGGCGACCAGCGGCCCCAGCCAGCCCATTGGTCGATATCATCGCCTACGCGCTCGGCCCAATTGCTGGGCGGGGAGTCATTCATGGCGCCGTAGTTTTTATAGATCTGATTACCGATATAGCCGGCCCCGGCGATGCCAAGCCCAGCGCCCAAAAGCCCCATGCGGCCGAGCGCGCCGCCGCCGAGGCCGCTGATCGCCGCCGCCGAGGCGGGGTTGCCGGCTATGGTCTGCACCACCGCCGCGGCCTTCAGCGCCGTCTCGAATCCGACGATGGCGGTCGCGGCGCCCCCAAGTGCTTCGACCACCCTGAGGGTTCCGGTGTCCAGCTCGGCGAACGTTTGAACAAGGTGCGCGCCCTCGTTGATCGTCGGCGTGAGCCATGCATCGTTGGCGCGCCCGAACGCGGTTTCGAGATTCTTGGTCGATCCTTCCAGCCGCGACATTGCGCCGTCGAAGCCGGCCATGCGCTCCTCGGCGACTTTCTGGGAATAGCCCTGCGAATGGTTCTTGAGTTCGTCGAGCTTTTTCAGAAACAGTTCCGGGTCGCCTAGCGCCGTCATGATCCGGGAGCCCTGTTTCGAGCCGAACACCGCATTGGCGAGCGCGGGATTATGCGCGATCGCCCCCATCAGGTCCGTGAACAGTCTGTTTGTGTCGACGCCGCCCATAGAGGCGTCGCGGTAGTGCCGCGCCTCGCCGGCAATGCTTTTTTTCGATTTGGCGTCGTCGCCGGAAAGGACATCCCCCAAGACATTCATGACGGCCGGCATGAACTTGGCCGCGTCGGCCACGACGGCTTTGTCGTTGAACACGCCCTGGAGCGAGGCCTTGGCCTCCTTGGACAGTTCTACGCCATAGGTCGCGGCGATGGTCTTGGCGAAATTATTGGCGTCCATCGGACGCGAGCCCTGATTCTGATACTTAGAATAATCAATCCCGCTCGCCATCATCGCGGTGCGCGCGCCAGAGGTGGGCTTCAAGAGATTGGCGATGACGGCGCGTCCCGCCGTGCCCATTTCGTCGCCGCCCATATTGGCTTTCTTGCCGAGCCCCATGAAGGCCAGCATCGTCTCTTCCGAAAGCCCCCCGAGATGGAACGGCGCGGCGGCGAATTTATAGCCCTCCCTGATATCATCGGGGGTCATGCCGAATGCTTTCGAGGCCTTGACCTGGAGGTCCGCCGTGCGCTGCGCGTTGGCGACCGCCTCCTCGTAGGTCGAGGTATTTTTCCCAAACCCGAACATGCCGCCCTCGAGAACCGTCGAGGCCTCCGGCAAGCTCAGGTCCATGGCCTGGCCGAGATTGGCGGCGACCTTGGTCAGCGCCAGGATTTGCTGCGTGTTCAGACCGCGCCCTGCCAATGCGCGCTGGGCCTCGAGCCATTGAATATCGTTATATTTCGACGTTGCGCCACCGTGGATCGCCTGGTCGACGAGCGGCTTCTGTTCATTGTCCGAAATGCCCATCACGGCGCGGGCGTAGCGACGTTCCTTGTCGAATTCGCGAAACGTATGAATGACGTCGCCGGCGAAATCCTTCACCTTCAAGGCTATAAAAGGCGCGATGACGGTGCCGAGACCGGAAAGCGACTTGCCGAGGCCGCTCAGCGAGGAACTTGCTTTTTCGGCGCTCCGGCTGATCGTCGACATGCGCGAAATCATATCGGTGGTGCGGGTCCGATTTTCGTTGTAGCCGAAGAGGTCCAGCTTGCCGCCAATGCCCCCACTGAGACGCTTCGACGCCTTGGACAGCGCGTCGATGCGCTTTTCAATCCCCGCGAACGCTTTTCCGGTGAGGTCATCGGCGGAGATAACGATCTCTTTTTTCAGCATCGTCGTCACGACTTGGAATCCTTCTCCGCCTTACGCCGCGCCAGCGCGCGCGAATGCCAATATTGCATACGGCTGAACGTCATGCCTTCGACTTCGTCGAGCGAAACGCCGAAGCCGAAAACGAGGTTGTCCATCATGATTCCTAGGTCGCCGGGGCGACATCCGAAAAAAAACCGATTAGCGCCTCGCGCGCGCGGCGAACGTCGGCGAGCGCCATCATCGCGATCAGCCCCTGGCTAGGCATCTCCTTGCCGGCCGAATCCTTTTTGCTGATGCAGCGGGAGAGATATTGCTTAACGACGCCAATGTCCTCGATGGCGTAGAAGGAGCCATCTGGCGTGCGGGCGAAAATGCGCGGCTCGCCCAATTCGAGATAGTCGCTCGCGCGCGGCTCCTTAATCTCGATCTCGGAAACAGTCACGCCGAAGATCTCGAAGGACTTCGAAAGCTCAAGGGTTATGTCAGACACTTGGACCATCTCCTTTGCGTTCGCCGCGCGCGGCGGCCGTGGTTGAATGAATTGGGGCGCGCCTTCCTTGACCGGACATGTTTGCGAACATGACGCCGAGCCGGAGGAAAACTTACCGATATTGGACAGCCCCAGATGCCCTCATAGGTTTCTCAGCGTCATTCGTTTGCGCGGCCTCGCGCTTTGTTGGTTAGACCAGCCTCTTCATTGACCTGAGCGATCACCGAATTTCACGTCGCGGCGCCGCAGACCGTCGGATGCGGCACAAGGCTTGGCGCGGCGCGCGTGCCGCCACGCGGCTCGAGGCCGGCCTCCGCACACACGGCGCGGATTGCTTCATCCCACCTCGCGTCGGAGCCAGAGGACGGCGCGGGTGGCGCATAAGCGACGCCGCCACGCGGCTCGAGGCCGGCCTCCGCACACACGGCGCGGATTGCTTCATCCCACACTGCGGTGGCTTCCCGCATAGGCGCCGGCCTCGGGGGCGCCGCGCGCGCCGACGCCTCGGAGACAGGCAAAAGGCCAGCGCGTTCGAAGGCCGCTCGAATGGCGGGATTACTCGCCGCGAGATAGCCAAGCGCGGGCGGCGGCGCGGCCGCGCGTCTGTGAAAATACCCATTCGCCTTTTCGTAGCGAGCTTTCGTCTCTGGGTCGGTAGCCATTTGCCAATCTTTCCGTGAAGGTGCCGCCCGCGAATCGTAAAAGCCGAGCGCGCTGTCGATCCTCGAAGCCCCTACTCCGCGGCGCGGCGCGTCTCCTCGATCGCTCGCGCCGTCGCGACCGGGTCGACATCATTCGCGACGCCGGCGCCAATGAGCCGATATTCGACTTGGACCGGACCAATGACGGACGGCGCCGAAGGCGCATCCCGCGAGTCCTCGATCGCTCGCAGCCAATGAACTGGCGCCAAACCCTCTCGCGCCGGCCTCCAAAAGCTTTTCTCACCCGCGACAAGACCGGGCAGAGCGACTTCAACTGCGAGCGGCGGCGCGTAAATAGGGCGTTCCGCCGCGCGGAACTCGACGCGCTCGAATTGCCGCCGCACGAATAGCTCCGCGGAACTTATGCAGCCGGGGGTCGGCGGAATCGATCCGTGGCCGCCGCCATGGTCTCGCACCCGCGCCTGGTGCTCTTCCGGTAATGGCCGGTCTTCGTCTTCGCGGCACCAAAGGTTCACGATTTGCCGTTTGATTTCTTGGCGCGGCGCCCGGCTGCGCTGGCGGACGATACTTTCCGCGTCCTGAATTTTTTCGTCGGCGGGGGCCACCTGGTTAAATTTCTCGACCGCGACTTGGGAGCGCACGCATTTCTCGATCAACGCGGCAATGGCTGTCGCGTGTCGCGGGTAGTCCTTATGCAAACCATCGGCGGCGCGATCGCGTTCGAGGATCACTTCCGCGCGGCGTCGCGCGCGCGCGGCGTCGCTTTCGGCCTCGCGCGCCCCCGCAAGCCGCGCGTCCAATTCCTCCGCGACCGCGCGAAGCCGATCGAGCAAACGATTCGCGGCGGCGATATCATTGTCGAGTTTGAGCAAATCGCCGTCCGTCCCGGAGAGCAGCGTCTCGCGGCGACGTCCGGTCAAGGCGTCGCGATTTCTCTCGGCCGCCTCGATCGCGCCAGGGAGCGGCGAAATCACGCGCTCTAGTTCGGCTGCGCTCGCGCCTTTGCTCGCGCATAATTTTTGCGCGGTTTCGAGCGTCTGAGTTAATGGAGGGGATGCTTTTTCGACCACGATTTGATTTCCTTTTTTCATCTCGGACAGCGCGAATAAAGAGCGCGGGATTGGTTTCCTTGACCGGAGCACATCATTGAGGAGCCGGAGAAAACCTTACCGTTGTCGGGCTTCCCGCTTCGCCCTCTGCAAGTCTCCTCAATTCGTTTTGCGACGCCGGCGGCGACATTGATTTAGTCGCGCGCTGTCCGGCATATCGCATCGAGCGCGCCTATTTTCTTCGCGCGTCCACGATATTCACGACAGCGGCGCCGGGCGTAGCGGCCGCCAATTCTCGCAGCGTCCGCCGCGCGGCGTCCGGCGAAAGTTCCGTGTTGAGCGCGAGCTCGATCGCCGCGCGCTCTCTGCCGACCGCTTCGGATGCAAGGACAATCTCGCGAAAGCGCGTCCGCTCGCTCGCCAGGCCCCGCGCAAAATCCAAATCGCTCATGGATAGCTCCGCTCTCCTCCAACCATCGGCGATAGTGACGAACTTCCCCTCTTTTCGCACTGAGGCAAAGAGCACAATGAACCAAGCAAAGTGGACAAACGTCACACGTAAAGAGCGCCGATCGCAGACTGATGAACATGCAGGCGACCGCCGACGCGCACGCACACCCCTTTGCGCCATGCCTTCCTGCGCACGGCGGCCTTGCTCACGCCGATCATTTTCGCAACGCTGGCGATCGGGACTAGATCGCTCGCGATATTAGTCGGCGCCGACGCTCGTCCTAGCAGGCGCAAGGCGCGACAGCTTTCGAGTTGAGCATTGCCCGCGTCGATTTGCGCCCTGCCCGCCTCGATCATGGCGCGGGCCGCGAGCTCCAAACCGTCGACATGCGTGAAGAATTCAACGTCGCTAGAACACGCGGGCGCGCTCGGCGTTTCCAATACCTCGCGCGCGCAATCTCGCGGATCCGCCGTCATGGGAAGTCGTCCCTTTGCGAAGCCGGCGCGTCGCTCTCGCGCACGCGGGAAATATTGATCACGCGCACGCCCGAATGTTTCCGTTCGATCGTGATTCCCTTGCCGCGCAACAGCGGCGCGCAACGTTCAAGGCAATTGCCGATGGCTTGCGCGGTCTTTGGCCATACGCGCATCTGCCGCGTCGTCTCGCCGACAACCAGCCCAAGTTTATTGAGCAATTCTGTCGCCGTTCCGCTCCAAAAATACGAACATTCCTGGACCATGAAATCACGAATCGCCACGGCGATAATATCGCTCTCGAAAGCCGCCTCGGCGTTATCCCTACGATTGCTCGCGTAGGCACGCGAGAATGTTCCGGCCTCCCAACCAAGGCCCGGCTCCGCCGCCCGCGTCCATTTTTCAAAGTCCGCCATGCGCCCGGAGCGCGCGAGTTTTGTTGTCCCGATGTTGCGCAAGGCGGAAGAGAGCGCGGCGCATATGGCGCCCAAAACATAAGGGCGCGCCCGTTCCCATTCCTCGTCGAGATCGTCTTCGGGGCGGCGCTTGTCTTCGGGAATGGTCGCCAGCCGCACGATGATCGCGCGCTCGTTTAAATCGGGGCGATCGGCGAGCGATGGAATCCCGTTGACGATGATCGGCCGGGCGCCGTCGAAAATATTTTCGTCTTTGTCGGTGTGAAGGGCGCGGACCGCGAAGCCGCCGCCCGTCGAGAGCCGGCACAGGCCATCGGATAATTCCGGCGAAACGTGGGAGAGATTATCAAGCGCGATCAAATGCGAATTTTGCGCCGTGACGATCAAGGCCTGTTCGTCCTTGGGCGGCCCCTGGATAGGCGGCGAGGATGGATCGAGCAGGCTGCGCAGCCGTCGCGCGAAGCTCGACTTTCCCGAACCCTGTTCGCCGTTCAAGACTAAGATCGGATAAGGACCGCGCTCGCGAAACGACGCGACCAGCCAGGCGACGATAAGAAGAAAATCGTCGTCGTGAGCGACATTGGCGAAAGGGCGGAAAATCTCGCCGATCGAATAGCCGCCGAGCGGCGAGCACAAGGCGCGCATCCGCGGGGAACGCACGAAAGGCAAATCATGCGCGTCGAGGAGCTTGCGGCCCGTCGCGGTGATCTTGACGGCGCGCCATTCCGCATCGGCGAGATCGATGTAGAGACAACCGTCGCGCGCGCCGACGCGGCGCCATGGCGCGCGCTGTTCGCCTTCACTGACGGCGCGGGCCTCTAGCACGCGCGTCACGTCTTCGAGCGCCTGGCCGCCCGGCACAACCCCATGCGCCTCATAGGCGCGTGACGAGAGAAAACGGCGAAACGCCGAACAGCGGAGCGACCAGGTCTCCATATGATCCTTGACCGGAAAGGTTACGAAGCCCTCGTAATCAGGCCCATGCCACAGCACGCAATCCCGCGTGAGCTCCATGAACACGTCGCGCTGGCGCGCGCGCCGCTCTTTCTTTTGTTTCCCCTTTTTCGCGCTCTCCGCCGCGGGCCTTTCGATCGGTTCGGCGGCGCCGACGAGATCGAGCGCGCGGGCCGGCGTCCAGCCCTGCGCCTCGGCGTCGGCGGCGTCCCATCCTTCCTTGACGCCGCCCGGCGTCGCGACGATCGCCACAGACGCGGCGCCGGCGGCGTAGCAGAACGCGGCGACGGCGCGGGCATATTCGAGGCCCGGTTCGTCGGCATCGCGCCAGACAGTCACATCGCGCCCGCGCAAGGCGCTCCAATCGGCCTTGGCGGCGCTTTTCGAGCCGTTGGGCGAGGTGACGCACACGAAATCCGGCAGCAGCCGCGAGGCGGCGTCCGCCGATTTCTCGCCTTCGCAGACGACGATAAAGGCGGAGGGCCGCTCGGCGAGACGATCGAGCCCATAGAGCGGACGCGGGACCGGCCAAGCCTCCCAACGCCACACCGGCGCGCCGCCCTCGGCCGGCGCGTAGAGCGCGAGCGGGCGGAATTGCTTTCCGTCCGCGCCATCGAAGCGCAAGACATAGCCGAGCACGTCGCCGGACGCGGCGCGATAGGTCCAGCGCGCCGAATAGGCGCCAAGCTTCGAATGGCGAGAGGGCGGCGACGGCGCATCGGGAGGAACTGGCGCGATCAATGTCCATTGCGGCGACGCCGGCGCGGGCGCATGGCCGTTTGGCTTGCCGCCGCCGATCGGCGCGAAAGGGTCACTCATAAGGATCGACCCCGAGCATTTCGGCGACGCGCAGCGCCGCCTTCGCTTGATCCAAATCGAACAGGAAAGCCGCGAGCGCGATCAAATCGCCGCCCTTGTCCCCCGTGGCGAAATCGCCCCAGCGAGTCGTTTTCAAATTGACCTTGAAGCTTCCCGGCTTGCGATCGGCGCGCTTGGGATTGCGCGCGATCCATTCGTGGCCGTCAATGCGGCCGTCGGGAAGCCAGCGTCGCAAGATCGTCTCGGAATGCCGCGCCGCGGCGTCGGCAATACGTTGAAAGGCGATTGGTCGCCCCCTCATGCGCGACGCCCCTTGTTCGGCGGCGCGCCGCGCTCAAACCATCCGTCGACGGCGGCCGCGATTTCCAGCGCGGCCCGCGCGTCGAATTTGGCGCTTGTGCAAGCCTCTAAAATGCGCACGGCGGCGACGCCGGGCGGAATGCCGAATAGCAGCGAAACGAGGCTCAAAAATTCGCGGCCGGCGGCCTCCCGACCGCTTTCCCATGCCGCGAACCATTCGCCGTCCGTGAATTCACAGCAAGCCGTGATCGAGAGGCCGGCCATTTTTTTCGCCATGATGCGCCGAGGCGCGCTGGTCGCGAAGATCGCGCCGAACAGCGCGCGACGCAGCGCCGTGGCGGAGCATTCGATCGAGCGCCAGAATTTGCGGCTTCCCACAAAACGGGGCGGCGCCAGTTGAAACACCGGCGGCGGCGCGTCGGAATCGAGCGGCGAGAGAGGCGAGAGCGCGCCATCGCGCCATTCCGGCAGCGCATCCTCGCCATGCTCTCGGAAAGTCTCGCGCCACGGTTCCCAGCCCTCGCGAGGCGATAGTGTGGCGGCAATGCTTTTTTGCGTCTCGTTCATCGGGCGGGAACATTTATTTATGAAGGATGAAAAAGCGCCGAGGCGCGCGGCGACGAAGACGCGAAACGATCAACTCGCGCGCTTGCGCGCATCGGCCTCGGTCGTCGATTGGGTGCCGCCTTTTGCAATGAATGCCTCGAGATCGGCGCGCTGATACCGCACGGCCCTGGAAAGTTTCGTGTAGCGCGGACCCCGCCCCGATACGCGCCACTGTTGGAGCGTGCGCACGGAGACATTGAGAAAAGCAGCCGTTTGCGCCTCATTCAACAGCGCGTCCATGGTTCCGGACGATGAAGCTTTCGCTCCCGCGTTTTCGGACGTTGCAGCGTCGATGGCGGCGTGAGACACGCGAGATCGAGATGATGTTGCATCCATTTGCTTGCCTTCCTTTAGGTTACGATTAGCAAGCATTTTCCCCAAACCAGCGCGGATGGCCATGAGGGCTGAAGCGCGGAAAAGGCGCGAGTATCCCTCATTGACAATCCACCGGACGGCGCGGCAGCACCGAACCGATTCGCCCGCGCCAAACGCGCGCGGAGAAGCGGGGGTCACGCGCCGAGCTTTTCGGCCAACCTGTCGAGACCATCGGCGACGTCTTGCGCGCCCTGGGTCAGCGCGTCGAGATAGGTCCCTTTGTCCAAGCTCATTCCGCTGTGGCCGCCGCCAAGCAGAGCAAGCTCAAGGAGACGGGCGCGAGCTCGGAGGCATGCAAGTTCATCCGCGACGCTAAGCGAAGCAGGTTTGTCCGTGCGGGCCGCGTCGTCGGGGCCAGAGGTTTCATGCGTTTTCATGGCGTCGCTCCTTAGCCGGCGAGGATTGGCGAATCGCGTAGGGTCCTCGCGAAATCGGCTAAGGGACGGCCGCGATCGAGGCCGATAAAATAATCGAGCCCCGCGCGCGCGCCGGCCTTGGTCGTCGGGGGCGTCGCCAACAACGCGTCAAGCGCGGAGTCGTAAGCCGCCTCGGCGTCCTCGAATTTCGCCTCATCGGCTGGTGTGATCGCGCGGCCCTCTCGCTCCGCCGCGACTTCATCGGTCAGCGTGCTGGCCGCGCAAAAACGGGCTTCCGCCGCTTCGTGGCGCGTGATCGCCGCGAAGATCGGGTCGGACGAAAGAGCCTCGGCGCGAGCGGCGGCGCCGAGACTGGCGAAAACGGCCGCGGCGGGACCGGCAGCGAGGAATACACGGCGAGAACGTGTTTTTGACATGGGGCTTTCCTTGTTTGGAGACTGATATGAAAGGGATATGGGGCGCTCCGCCATCAATCCGTGTCGGTTGAAAAATGCCGCGAATGCAGCAAGGTCCGGATGAACTCGACGAGGTCATTGCCTTCGAAGCCCTTCGCCGCGACATATCGCAGCCCCGCGCGAAGCCCGGCCGCCGTCGTCGGAACCGTGGCGATCAACGCCAGCATCGCGGCCGTATTGGCGTCGGAGGCGCGATCGGCGGCGAGTTTATTGGCTTGCGCTTCGCTCGCATCGGCGCGGCGTTGCGCCAATTCATTGGCTTTCGCCGCCGCCCTGTGGCAGTCGATCGCCGCGAAAATCGGATCGAGTGCGCTGCCATTGGCCTGCGCGTCGACCTCCCAGATTCGGACAGAGAGCTGTGCGCGGAGACCGGCGGCGAGAAGGATGCGGTAGGAACGGATTGCGGACATTGAGCTTCTCTCCTTGTCTTGTTACGCTAATGGTGTAACATCGCTCTGAATAAGTCAACTCTAAAAGAGAAGGGTTACGCTGCAAATGACATTTTCGCGCGAACAATGCCGCGCGGCGCGAGCTTTGCTCGGCTGGACGCAAGAGCAGCTTGAAGAGGCGACGGCTTCGGCCGGCGCGAAGGTCGCAAAGAAAACTATCGCCGATTTTGAAGCCGGGAACCGGACGCCTTACGAGCGCACGCTCGCGGACATTCGGCGCGCCCTGGAATCCGCCGGAATTCTGTTTCTTGCGGAAAACGGCGAAGGCCCCGGCGTCCGCCTGCGCAAGGATAGCGCGGGCAAGATTAGGAGCTAACATCATGCCAGCTTCCTCGACACAGAGCGTTGCCTGCAAATATATCGAAGTACTTTACCCGACTGGAACACTCACAAATTCAACTAGTATCAAAGTGGTAGTGTGCCACGAGGCGGGGCACGCTGTATTATCATACGCCCTCGGATTAGGATGCTCAAACATTGAATGCGTAGTTGAAACAGAATTATTAGACGGCAAGGAAGTTTGTTTTATTAGCGGATCATTTGGATGGAATATTATAAAGGTTATAAAAGCTCGCAACAATATAAACAAATACGGATATGGCAAATCCGCGCTTACGCTTGGGATGATTCAAGCGGCCGGTGCCGCCGCCGAGAGAAAATACTGCATTAATTCGGGTTTGACATTGCGTAGCAATGAATATGTATGGGATGACAATAACGCAATTGACAGTATTGACAAAATACTGACGCTTAAAGGAAGAAAAACAGCATACGCTTACCATCGTCATGTATGGAAATTGACGCAGAAGGCCATGGATCAATGCAACATTTGGCAAGCAATCTTAGAAATCGTCGAAAGATTTGATTATTACAGCATAGAAAAATCTGAAAAGGAATCCCTTTCGGTCGAGGTTGTGAGCGGTGCCGCGCTACGCGCAATCATGCATAAAGCGGGTGTTTTTCCGGGGATACTTGGCTTTATCGCCGAAAACGGCGAAGGCCCGGGCGTTCGCCGGCGCAAAGATCGCGCCGGCAAGGATTGAAAGAACCCCGATCATGACCAAGGGCTTGAAAGGGGGAAGGTCGAAGCAGCCGGAAGAAATGACTTATGCCGAGGCCATCGCTAAACTTTTCCCCGACCACGATCAAAACCTATTTTACACGCCAGAATTACCTTCTAAACCTTGGGTAAAACCCCGGGCCGCCCTTCCAATTGACGACTTTATCTCCGCACTTAAAAATGGAAGCGAAAGCGCGGGGCGGGCGAGATTGATATCTCGCGATTTGGCGAAGGAAAGAAATATCATATGCCCCTATTGGTCCGCGAGAATGGGCGTCGCCAACGCGGTGATGGTCGCGCATTGGTCAAAAGAAGAGGTGAAATGCGTCAAGGAGCGCAAAAAACGGCTCGATGAAAACGTAAAAAAGTTAGTAAAGGAGGAGGAACGCCTAAATAAACTAACGAACGATCTTTCTGTGATCTGTTTCGACTTTCTCCCATTTTTACAGCGTGGTCTAGCGAGAGCGGATCATGAAGAGGTTGAAAAAATATCTAATTCCGTTGAAATAGCGACCACTAAATTGACTGAATGCGCTGAGGCACTGCGAGTATTAGCGTCATTTGTCAAAAAGGAGAGCATCCGCACGAAGCGAGATAACCGCGCAGACGAATGGGCCTGGAGCTTTTGCGAGTCGCTCGGATATACATGGGAACATTTGACAGCAGAAGTAATTACCTCGAGAACAACTCCATTTGAAAACTTCGTGGTAGCAGCGTATCAAAGCCTCGGCCGAGACGAAGATATAGAATTTGAAAATGCAATAAATGAATCGCTCAAACGAGTTTCTAATAGACCTTACTGGGATAAATTTAATAAATATAGGGACGCCATAACCCCTCCAGCCGTCGATGACGGAACAATTACGTTAGAAGCATTTAAACAAGAGTGGTATGAATTTACGATAGGCACCTATGAAAGTAGGAGGCATGAGATATTATCAGAAATGTCCGAAAACAACCCTAATTATAGAAAAGCCAAGGATATGCTTTTTGATCTTTATAGCTTACTCACGCCCGCGCATTTCCATATGAGCATTGGTCGCGGTCATGAATTTATAAAGCAATGGGAGGACAGGGCGCGGTCAATCGTTGGCGTCGCGCTCTCCGAAGCGCATCCCGATAGGGAGGCCGCCAAATATCTTCTCGATGCGTTTTTTAAGGCCGTCTACTCAAACGAGAGAGCCTTCGTCGAACGCCTCGGCTATCGTCCGCCAGGGCCCGCGCTCCAAGCCGCGATAACCGGTGCCGAGACGGTCGCAGCGTCATTGCCCCCGCCCAAACCCGAAAAGCCGCCCCGACGCAAGCCGCCGCTCTAACGCAGACCCGGCGACGAACCGCGATCGGAGGGCGCGTCGACGATTTGCGTCTTTCGGCGAGCCCACCAGGCGCATATCGAGCCCTATCGCGCCAAGCCAACGCTGGCCGCGATCGAGACCGGCGACGGCCACCCCCTGGACGCATCCGCGATCGGCGCGGCATGAGAGCCGCACAGCAAGCCGCCCCGTTTTATGTTTCGCGCGACTCGGATAAGCATGGGCGGCGACGACGGCGACCGAAAAGCACGGTCGCGAAGCGCGACCGTGCAGCTCGCCGAGCGAAACGAACATGATCGAGCCGCGCCGCAGCCATTCAAGTTTCAAATGGCGTCGCACGGCGTTCACGCGGCTCGATGGCGCGGTCGACATCGCCGACGACGATTGGTCGCTCGCGATCGGCGGCATATCGGCGGCGCGCATCTATCGCGTGCGCGGCGGCCCTCACGATGGGCGATGGTTCTGGGCTGTCCAGATCGGCCTTGGTCGCGCCCCGTTCAACAGCGGGACGGGGAACGCCAACGACGGCCAGCAAGCGCGCGAGGCTTGCGAGGCCATCTTGCGGACGATCGAAGGGCTTTGA